GTCAGCGGTGCCACCCACATTTCAAACTTGCTGCCGTCGGATAGCTCTACTACTTTTTTGGTCGGCTCCAGGTTTGCGGCCTTGCGGAGACGGTCGATTGCGCGTACGGGAACGGGCATACCAGTGCTTGGGGTATGGCAATAGTGTAGCGGAGTAGAAATAAAAAACCCCGGCTCGAAGGCCGGGGCTCGCTGAACCAACTGCAACAGCAGCCTATCAGGCAGAAGTGCTGAAGTCGAAGGTCGGGGTGCCTGTAGGACGGAAGTTGACGGTCACAGACTGAGCATCGTCAGGGTTGACGGTCAGACTTGCAGAGGTCAGGATCGCGTCGAAGCTGATCGAGCGACTTGCGGTGTCGCTAACAGTTCCACCGCTTGTTACGCGGTCAACATACAGCTTGAAGGCGGCACCGTTTTGCTGGCGCTGGAGCACGTCTTCGATCAAACGGTTGGACAGGGCGGCGTCCTCGTTGGTCATGTAGACCGTTGCGGTGCCGGTGCCATCGCCAAAGCCGCTGATGTAGCTACGGAAGGGCACGTACTGACCAGGGGTCTGGCCGATGGTGGTGACGTCAATTTCAGCGCGAGTAATCTCGAAAGTCCAGTCACGGCATTGGCCGACGACGGCATAGTCTGCGTAGGCCACTTGGAACTGGTTAGGCGCAACAGCAGTTCCGTCGTCAGTGATGGCAACTGCGACACCACCTGCAGTGGCAGACACCTGCAACACACCTGTAGAGGCGTTGTAGCCGATCACGTAGTAGGTGGTGCCTGCAGTCAAACCGGAAGGAAGAGTGCCGGTACCGGCCCCACCTGTGTTGACGTTCACCACGCTGAACTTGACGGGATCACCGACTTTGAAGTTCAGAAAAGACGATACCGTGATCTCGTCATCGGTAGGATCAACAGCGGCTTCACCAAAAGTGGCGGTGGTGCCAGCGGGTTTGTAGTAGAGGGCGCCGGACGTGCCGGACAGAACGGTGGTGGCCATAGGGCGTACCAAGTGAACGTTGTGGGCGGGCACTGCCCGGCTTAATACAGGTTAGCGCCTGTTGTTAAGCACCACCTACGACAGAACAGTTGCGACGTAGGAAGTATCAATTCGCCCAACGAAGTGGGGCGCCTCTTCCGTGGCTGAAAATGTAGGGCCGTTAATTTCGCCTACGCGGAAAAATACGCCACTTGTTGTCTTGGCAGTGTTGTTCAGGGTTTCTAGGGCGTTTACTGCGGTGGTAATCAAGGTTTGGTTGCGGGCTGGGCCTTTGCCTTTTTCCGTAAAAATGCGGATAACAATTGCGCCACGGGCATTGTCAACGCTGCTGGTAAGCGTGGGTTCGTTGGTAATACCGAAAGTAACATTGACGCGGACGTACTCAGTTGTGGTGTTAGGTGGGACTGCTGTGATATTGTCGAAATAGACAGGAACTGCTGGTACCAGTGAGCCAAAGGCTGTAAGCAGCGGGTTTTCGACGGCGGCGCGAATTGCTTGATAGTTCATGAGAATCTACGTCTTAGCGCTGAGTCCATCTCTACTTGAACTGCGCGGCCCAAATTTGCGCTTGCGTAAGTAGCAAACCAGTCGAGGGGTGCTGTTCGACTGGAGTTTAGCCCGTCTGCGCCGCCTCCTATTTGACCCCGGTAAGAAAGCTGAGAACGCGGCGCATCCAATTCCCATTTTTGACGGCCTAATGCCGTCTGCGGTGCTGAAGTTAAACGGCGTGCGTAGTACTGTCTGTCATGCTGAACAGCATCAATAGCCTCTAATGCGTGAGGAGCGTTATTACTTATACGAAAGACAACGCTATCTGTACTTAAAAAACTTTTGGTTACCTGGCGCCCAGTTAAAGGAGGCGTAATTAGAGGCCGTGGTTCTCCCATTTGGCCTGTACCGCGCACGGTTGTTGTTGGTGTTTGTATTTGCCACGAGTTTGAAAATTTTCCGGTCCAGCTAGGACCTGCTTGCTGCAGTTCTCGTACTACACGCTCAGCTACACGCTTTGGTCCGTTATACACGGTTGTGGCAGCTACACGATCTAGTTCTTCTAGCAGGTTTATACCGCCTTTCCAAAATCCTTTGCGTGCCATTACTGGGGCCTCACGATTAGAGAGTGGTACACAGGGTTGTCACCGCGATAGGTGGTGATGGCGATAATTTTGGCTTCGCGGGTTGCTCCAGCTTGTTGGTATTGGATGCGGTCGGCTTCTGTGGGGTAGTAGGTGCCGAGTTCACTGGCGCCGATGATGACCTTTAGGTCGGTTGTTTGGTATAGACCTTCGGCTTCACGCGGGCTGACGCGAGTGATAACGGCTTTAACTGTGACCGTGGTATCTGCGCCAGTGACAGCTCCGGTTGTGGGGTTGTACGTGCGCGGAGTAGCGGTTTTAATGTACGTGATGTTTTGGCCCCAGTCAGCTAAGACTGAGGTCGGGATTGGGGCGAAGGTGGTGTCGATTAGGCCCATATCAACCCCGGAATAGGCGGACGGCGTAGTTTGCGGCGCCGCCCATGCAGTAAGGGCCTAGGTAGGTCTGGAGCCAGGGATAGACGTCGAAGACGTTGTTGATGACGCCGCTGGTTTGGCTGGTTTTGTTGTACTTGACCTTGAGTTCACCCAGCTCTACTTGGTCGTAGATGCCGGTTGTGCCGGTGCTGCCGGTGATGGCGTCGGTGTCGTTGGCGAGGGCGCGTGCCAGTTCGTACGTAGCGATTTCGATGCCGACTGGAATCAACGTGCAGGCGAGGTCGATGCCGTCGACGGTGTAGTCCTCACGCGGCCACTTCAGGGCTTGCGTGGTGCCGCAGCGGGCGCCGTAAAAACTCAGGGCGTCGATCCAGCGGGTGGCGGAAATCAGGGCGCGGTTTTTTTGGTCGTTGGTCTTGTCGGTCCACGTCCCAGAGTCGGGCGTGGTCTCGAAATAAGCGTCAGCGTCTGCCAGCGTCACATACGAGTTGGCCGAAGCCCCACCCAAAGTGGCGTCGATGACAGCAGCCACGGTTTAGTACAGCCTTTGTTTGAGTCTAGCGGCAGTGCGCGATTTCCTTTGCTTGGCGGTTTCACGCAGCATCATTGAGTGGTAAACCTTGGCGCCAAACATTTCGAGTTCTGCTTGCGCTTCAAGGTGTTGGCCGTACTGGACGTCAACAAAGCTGCGACAGTTATCCTGTAGTACGAAGAGACGCACTGTACTCATGCCTGCTCGCAAAGCTGCTGACAGCCTAGAAGTAAAGGAGACATCCGCACCATCTGCGTTGCCTAGTGACACCGTGCGCTCACTGGAGCCCGTTGCTGAGGCAATTCGGGAAATGTTTGCCGCTGGTAAAGATGCGGAGACGATCCAGCAGGAGCTGGCCGTTAGTCCGCATGTATTTCGTGAGTTGCTGAGTCATTCGTACAAGATGGTGGGCCGGGCTCCGGAGATTTTTGAGTACCAGGAGCGGGTACGTGTAGGGCAGCTTGAGGGCTGATTAGCCAAAAGAAAAGCCCCCTTTCGGGGGCTTCTTGGTTTCCGCTTCGAATCAAGCGTAGGCGGAGGTGTCGAACGGGGTGTTCACCAGCAGGCGAGCGATAGGCACTTGCTTGGTGGTGCTGTACACCAGGCTCCAGGAGGCGGTGTCGGCTAGGTTGCCGGTGGTGGCAGCGTTGGTCGGGTTGTCGCCGGCCACGTTCCACTTGGTGCCGGTCACGTGGTAGCCGTAGTGGTAGTCGACGGCCAGGATGTCCTGCATCGACAGGATGTTGCGGTCTGCGCCAAGGCGGAGATCCTGTTGGATGCCCTCGGAAACGACGCCGCTTTGGAAGAGGTACACGGGGTACTTCTTGGCGTGGGTCGAGGTGCCGCCGGTCAGTGCAACCAGTTGGTCGTCAATCACCACGCGGAGACCAGCGAAGGTCGCCACTTCGGTTTGGGTCACGCCCACACCGCCGCCGCCCCACACAACGGCGCCACCTGCAGACAGGGCAGAGGTGCTGAAGGTCAGCATCCCGATCTGCTGGAGGTAATACGCAACGTTGGAGTGCATTGCGATGGAGTCGAGGTTGTCGCCCCGCTCACCCAGAACTGCCTTGGCGGCCACCACGTTGGCGACGTTCAGGAAGTTGGCCTCGGTCATCGAACCGGGGACACCAGCAAACGTTTTGTTGGTCTGGTTGGGACCAAGCACGCCAGCGCCGGAGATGCCACCGAACAGACCCAGCAGTTGGGCTGCCAGGGTGGCGGTCTTCAGCTTGTTGATGGCGGCGGTCAGCTGGTTGCGGACGTGGCTGAGGGGATCAGCGCCAGAGCCGAGCTTGCTCAGGTCGTCTGCGGCGTAGGCGAAGCCACGGTGCAGAATCGTCATGATCTGCTCGTCGGCAGTGACGTTCTGGGCGGTCAGATAACCCAGGCCACCGTTCCAGCTGGAGGTGGACAGGATCTGGGTCTCGGTGGGGGCGATGGGGTCGAAGAAAGGCACGCGCACGCGGGTGCCGCCAGCACGGGCATCAAGGGCAGCGTTGCGCTGGATGATGCCGCTCTGGACCCACTTCGATTGCTCGAAGATGCCCTCAGCGGTGTACTGAAGGAACTCAGGACGAGTTACAAGGTTCGAGAGAAAAGTTCCCCCGAAGTTGCTGTTAGAGGCAGACATTGGGTAGCTCCAGTGGAGTCAAGGTTGGGGAGGTTGCCCCACAGGGGCTAGAGGCCGGCTTCTGCTTTAAGGAGCCTGGCTTTGTCGGGGTCGCTGGCAAGCATCATCATCTGTTGAGTGATGTTCCAGTTGTCCTTAGACCAGGGGTTGGCTTGGCCGGGGAGGGAGGTATTGCGGGCACTACCCGTAACACCCATGCCGGCACGGTTCGTAGCTGCAAAATGATGCTCGTAACCGCTGCCGGGGTTTTTTAAGTTGGCGATGTATTCACCAACTGGAACTTCCACGCCGCCGACGACAGCCACAGGCTGACCTTCTTTAGCGCGTAGGTTCTCCTGAAGTAAACGATACAGCTGATCAGGTGCCAGTGCACCAGCTTGAGAAAGTTGTGCAATAGCGGCTGACTTCACTTGTTCTTGTGTGAATCCTTGGCGAATTTGTTCCACTTCGGATTCTTTTGCGGCGAGCTGTTGTTTAAGCTCGGCCACGGTCTCTTGGGCTTGTTCCCAGAGAGTTTTGAATTCGCCGGATTCGGCCAATTTGGCGGTTTTGGCGGATTCTTGGGCTACACGTAGTTCGTCTAGCTGTTTCTGGAGGTTTTCGCGGTTTTCGCGGTCTTTGCGGCGCTCGGCAATCAACTCTTGGTTTTTCGCACGAAGTGCTTCGAGTTGGGTGGCCAGATCGGAGCTTTCAGCCACAGGCTGAGGGGCAACAGCCTCCACAGGAGTTACTGGTGCTTGCTGTTCTTCAGGCACAGTTATGTGTTACTTGGACACTTATAGGTTAGCAGTTAAGAATCGAGTTCCTCTTCGCGCTGTTCCATGTCCTCGTCGCCGGTGTTCTCTGCGGCTTCTGGCAGTGCCAGTGCGTTTGTGGTGGAGGCTTCGAGTTCGTCTTCGATGTTGATGTTGTCGGGCAGGACTTCGCCGCGACGCAGCACTTCCAGCAGCATGGCGTCGCTGATTTTACCCATCTGGTTCAGTTGGGCCAGTACGGAGACGTCTTGGCCGATCAGGCGGTAGTAGTCGAAGTCGCGGTCAATCGTGATCTCGGGTGGCTCCATGCCGACGTACTGGGCCGCGAAGGCGAAGGCTTGATTGAGGGCGCTTTCCAGTTCTTGGCTGATGATCGAAAGGACGCTGTTGCTTTGGGCTTGGTCGATGCGCTTGGCCTCGGCAGACTCGGCGACAAACTTTTGGCCGAAAAGTTTGGTGACGCCCAGCGTGGACATTTGGGATGCCAGTGATTCCAGTTCGGCCATTTGCGCGTCGAAGCTGGTGGCGTCGGCCTGCACGTAGTACGCCTTGTTGCCCGGTTGCATGGCGATGGCGTAGTTCACGCCCATCGTTGCGGAGCCGGTGGTGTCGTCCCAGCCCTCTAGGACGAGGGTGGGCATTGCTGCGATGTGCAGCGCGTGGATGAGGTCGGCTTGGCGTTGGTAGTGCGTGATGTTCAGGTTGGCGATATCCAGCAGGGGCGGTTGGGATACCAGCAGGCCACGGCGGTTGCTGTAGATCGGGACTAGGGGGATTTCGTCGAGGCTGTAGCCGCCGGTTGCCGTGAACTCGACGACTTCTTGGCCCAGTGTGTAGAGGTCGTAGCGTCCGGGGTAGATGACGCGCATTTCCTCGACTTGTTCTTCGCCGAACTCGTTCAGCGGGCGGACGTCGTAGTCGTGGATGCGGACTTGCAGTAGGCGGTTGGTGCCGGGTTCCTTGCGCCAGCCCCAGATCTGGGGGGCGTCGACGTGGACGAAGTACGGGCGGCGGCCCATGGCGCGTTCTTCGGCCAGGTTGCGGGCTTCAGTCGCTGCTGGGTAGTCCACCAAAATGGCGCTGTGGCCGTAGGTAAGACTGCTTACCAAGGCGCGGCGGGCGTACTCGTTGATGTTCGAGCCAAGCCCGTCGATGTTTTGGGCGAGTTCCAGCCAGTAGGGGTCGCCTTCGATGTGGATCGGTTTGCGGAGGATGGCGCCCGCTGCAGTCTCGATCAGGCGGCTGGTGTAGGGGCTGAGGACGCTGCGGTCGACGCGGGTTTGGTAGGCGTCGTCGTCTTCACGCGGTTCCTGAGGGAGATAAGTCTCGCTCATGTCCCGCAGGTAGTTCGTGCCGTTGGTTACGGCAGCCATGACGCTCCAGTCCGGCATCATGCCGATAACTTCGAGGCTGCGGACGAACGGCGATTCGCTGACTACAGCTCCAGTTGGGGGGATGTTGGCGCTGTAGACCACGGCTAGGCTCCTACTTTGTACTTATTTTGGCATCAATCATCGTCGTCTTCCTCGTCGTCGGGGTCGGTGATAGGCACCAGTACTTCGACGCCTTGGGCCAGCATGGTGACAAAACCGCCGAGGATTTCGGGGTTTTGGGGTGATTTGAAGACGAATGTGGCATGGGTGAGGCCGTCTTCAGCATCAATTTCGATGTGAATACAGCCTCCGTTCACTGTTTGGATGGCCATTAGCGGCTGATTTCCTCCCAGTCCATTGATGCGTGTACGTTAGACGTTGCCACGCTTGCTGTAACAACAAGACTTAGTTCGTAAGGAGTGGATGTGAGTCCGTCGCGTTCCAGCTGGAACTTGAACAGGGCTTCTTTGAGGATGTCTACGGATGCCGTGCTTTGGTTGGTAGAGCTGAAGTAGCCCTGAGCGAGGACACGGCCTCCGGTTGTTGCTGTTCCAGTGAGGTTGTACTCGACGCTGGATTCGCTTCCGGCGCTTGTCCAGGTGCCGCCGGTAGTTGTACCGGATGCAATCACGCGCCAGTTGTAGTTGGCGTTGGCTGTGGCGCCAAGAATAGATAAAGCGGTAAGGATAACGATTGCATCTAGTGCGGCTGCCTTAAGGCGTAGGGAAATAACCGGGTAGTAAGTGCCAGCAGTAGTTAGAGCGTGAGGGGCAGTGATTGCGGTTCCGATGGCTTGTTGGAGGCCGCGTAGTTCGTAACCGCCTTCAGAAAGGACCGTGGAGCAAACCTGTTTGAGGGTGCTGGCGCTGGCGGTAGCGGCGGTGTTGGTGATCTCGTAACGGAGGGGGAGGGAAGCGGTGGTGATATAGGTAGAGGTGATGATGTTGGCGTGGTGGAAGGAATGACAGTGGATAAATTTGCCGTTAATAACAAAACCTAGGCGGACGGTGCCGAGTCCCAGCCACTCGATGTCCATCCACAGGATTTGGGATTTGGTGGGGTCGAGGATGAGGTTGGAGGGGCCGGTGCCGTTGAGGGGGTCGATGTTCCAGTCGGATTGGGCGACGCGGGTTTCGACTAGGGATCCGGTGGAAGAACTGCGTTCGACGAAGGAAAGGGTGGTGTTGGCAAGTTCGAGGTACATGCCGTTGGCGGCGCCGTAGTAGCCGACGCGCTGGCGGAGGCCGGTTTTGGCGGGGTTCAGCGTAAAAGTGGACATGACCAGCAGGGATTTTCCTGGCTGGTAAGAGAAGCATTTGGTGGTTTCGCGGATGACTGAAGAGCCGGAGGCAGTGGTTACGGCAAGATTGACGAGGCCGGCGTTGGCGTCAAACGTAAATGTTCCGCCCGTGGCGGTAGAGGTGGCCCAAAGTCCGTTGTCGTGGTAACGGTGGCTGGAGTCGAAAAGAGTGAGGGGGTTGGATGTACGAACGCGGCCGAAGGCGTCGGTTGCTCCAGCAGAAGCTGCGGCGCCGCCTGCTGAGGTGCCGAAGGGGTAGGGAGTGGTGACGGAGCTGGTGTGACGTAAATACATCGGCGGCCTCGGTGTAGAGAAAATGAGGCTATTTCTGGGGTTTTTTGGCGGTTTTGGCGGCTGCTTTAAAGGCAGCGGCCGTGGGGGCACCCTTTGCGCCGGGTTTGCGCATCTTTTCGCCGCTGCCGGCGGCGATGCGCTTGCGTTTTGCAGCGATATTGCTGTAAAGGCCGCGTTTAGCCATTATTTTTTGCCTTTTTTGGTGGTTTTCTTGGGTTTTGCCATGCCGGCTTCGCTCATGGCGATGGCGATTGCCTGCTTGCGGGACTTCACCACGGGACCTTTTTTGCTGCCCGAGTGCAGTTCGCCTTTGCCGTACTCACGCATGACCTTGGCGACCTTCTTTTGGGCTTTAGTCGGCTTTTTGGCCATGGTATTTCGGCTGTTACCACACACGATAAGACGTTTTGCCGAGACTCTCGGATTTGGCCAAGTTGAAGGTTTGTAGGCATAAATAACCAAGGGCGTCAAAAGCGTGATCTACGCCAAGGTTTTTGTTGGGCAGGCCCGTTCCAGGGGAGTAGGTCAGGGTGCGGAGGGATTTGATTAGTTCTTTGCAGCGCGGGTGGATGAAGAGGCGGCGGGTTCCAGTTGCATCGAGGAGGGCGGTGTTGACGCAGGTGATCTTGTCGCGGATTTTCCAGGGGTTGCGTGGGCTGGAAACTGTGAAGCCGGATTTGCGGAGGATGTTGTGGTCGGTGGCGCCGACGCCGCTGGTTTTGCGGGCGCCACCCGTGGGGTCCGGGCAGGCAATGATTCGGCGCTCCACGCCGTAGCGGGATTGGATTTCTTCACAGAGGTCCCAGGTGGTGGCGCCGCCGGTCATGATGATCTCGTCGAAGACCCAGAGCACGTCGCCTTTTTTGACGGCGCAGACCGCACTCATCGGGTCCACGTTGAAGTCCACTCCAAGTAAGAGGGGTAGGACGGGGAGGTCTTGGACGTCTTTGTTGATGTTGTCGTCGCCAAAGGAGATTGCGACGAGACCGCTGAGGTTCTCGAAGCTGGCTTCGAATTCTTGGCGGAAGGTGCGGGGGTCGAGTTGGGCGCGGGCGGCTTCGATTTCTTCCGGTGGGACGTTATCGCCGTCAATCGTGGTGAATTGCCACCGCTGCCAGTCCTTGTCGCCTTCCTCGCAATAGCACCAGAGGTCGTAGAACCAGCTGGCGGTGCCGTCTGGCGTGGAGATGAATAGTGCCCAGCCTTGTTTGTCGGCAAGGGCTGGGCGGATCACCTCGAACCAGACCTCGGCGTCCATGAAGGCGGCTTCGTCCAGCACCACGCCAGCCAAGCTGCGACCGCGCAACGCCATTGCGTTTTCAGTGCCCTTCAGTTCGATGGTCGAGCCGTTCACTAGCTCGATCTTGAGGTCGGTCTCGTTCTTCGATTTGATCCAGGCTTTTGGGACCAGGCGTTTCATTACCTTCCAGGCAATGTCTTTCGCCATCCGGTACGTAGGCGCGGCATAGAAAAAAGTTTCGCCCGGCCTTTCGATTGCCCCACGCAATAACTCGATACATGACAGATAACTTTTGCCGAACCTTCGGCCAGCTACCAGCACTCTGAAGCGTTTTCGGCTGGAGAAAACTTCGCCTTGCGCGTAGCGGAGGGTCAGTGCTCCAGCAGAATCGGGCATTTTTTGGGGTATGGGTACCTTCTAGGGTATTACAGGAATTGAACCCCTGCCCCCGGTGTAGTACAGAAGAAGAAATTGAGGATATGTCAGTAGGTTCCCTGGATGACGTCCAGCCGTAGGCAGCGCCGAACCCTGCCCCCTAGTGCAGGTGTACTAGGCCAGCAGGCGACGTACCGTGGTGCGACTGCAGCCGAGACGGTCCGCTATGGCTTGCTGCGTCAGGCCAGCGCGGCGCCAGCGCCTGGCGCGTTGTTGGCGAGACTCGCTGGCCCACACCAGCACGATCAGTGGTAGGAGAATCAGCGCCAGCAGAATTGCGGCAGCGGTGGTGATGGTTGCCATGGGGTGGTTTCCCTTGGGGGACTCGCGTAGTGTAGCACAGCAGACCCGCGCAGCGGGTCTTACTGTAGTATTTCGTAACGTTAGCCTTGGATCAACTCGCCTACGGTCGTCCAACCGATACCGGCAGGCATCAATCCATGTGCAGACGTCTTGCCGTCGATGCTGACGCGTAGCACTACAGCATCGTTGTCCAGGCGGACGGTTGCGGCTACTGCACGGGCAGCACTATCGCTGTCCCAATCGGTAGCAGCGAGACGACCGCCAGTGAACAGCAGGTCGGGGTAGGTGTGGTGGGTGGTGATAATCATGGGGTGGTTTCCCTTGGGACTCCCATAGTGTAGCACACGGGAAGTGGTGGTGTGGGTGGTACTGTAATACTCTGTAACATTACGAGATGTTACAGCCCGCTAGCGTCCGAGAACCACTAGACGGCACTCGGCAGCCGAGCGACCGGCAGACTCGCAACGTGCCAGCTGGTTTGCATTGTCGGCGCCCATTGCGAGCACACCGCAAGCGGTGAGCACAGCGGCCAGGGTGAGAAGGCGGTTGGTCATGGGGAAGCGTGGTGGGCTTACTCCCGTATTGTATCACAGAATCGGCAGCTGCCTAGCCCTGCCGCTTGTCTTCCACGGTGATATTCAGCGTGGGGGCAGCGGATGCGGCTTGCTCCTGCGAATTCTCACCAGCGGCTCGGCCGATCGAATCCAACAAGTGCGCCACCACTTGGAAGTTACCGCGCTTCATGGCACGTTTCGCGGTAGCCAGACGCATTGCTAGCACTTGGTTCAGGATTGAATCGCGCGATTCTAAATTCTCCGTTCGCAGAATCTCCATCGCACGGGTAATGTCAGCATCCGCAGTGCGAATCGACACACCGAAGCGATCGGCGATCAGCTGAGCGTTAGCACGGCGGGTGTTTCCCTCTAGCAGCAAGCTGTAGGCATAATTCATCCGCTCCTCCATCCGAAGCTCGGAGCCTTTCCCTCCACGCCAGCGCTTGCTTTCGTCGTTGCCTACGTTGGTGGGCTTGGTTACTTCGTGGGAAGCGGATTCATCCACGGTTACTGACACAAACTGCTGTGCTCCAATGATAAGCTGCCTTGCTGTCACGTTTGCAGCAAAAAGCCCGACCTGCTGGCCGGGCCGCTGATCGGTGGGAGCGCCAGCTCAAACGCTGCGGACAACGTGCCAGCTGCTGGGAGTCTCGCGGATGAGGCTATAACCATCGCCAATCTCCAGCTCTCGCCAGGCTTCGGCCCAATCAATGCAGGTATGGGGCCACGCCAGCTCGCGGTTGATCGCTCCAATATCATCGGCCAAGGTCTGCGCGTAATCAGCCCCAGCTTCAGACTCGCTGTAACCGTCAGCGGTGCCGCAGTAAGCATCACACAGCTGCTCAGCTTCAATACCGTGATCCTCGAAAGCTTGGATCAGCTCAGCCGTGCCAGCTGGATCCTCGCAATCAATGCCGCGATCCTCCAGCGCTTCGGCCCAATCCTCAGACAACCAGAAACCAAAGCACGCGCCATCGCCCTCTGACGCGCCGAAGTAAAAGCCGGTAGGCGCCAGTTCATTCAAGCGGTCAAAAGCCCAAGTGGTTGCAATCTCCCAGGCGTCGCAGGGTTCTGGCCCGATAAGGTCCGAAGCGTAGGCAGCACACTGCTGCAAGTCTGAGCGGAACGGCTCCGGTACGTCTTGCCCCAAGCGGTTAAAAGCACCTAGGTAGGCATCCGCCAAATGATCGGTGCGAAGCGTGTCAGTGCTAACGATCCAGGGAAAGGATGCCAGCTGTTCGGCTGTGTAACGGGTCATGTTGTGAGCCTATGGGTTGGGTCTCGTGTGAGAGTGTAGAACCGGATCAGGGCCGGCGGCAAGCCGGAACCGGGTTTAGGTGCGAGTCCACGTCATCGCGCCAGCGCAGCCCGGCAGATCCTCCGGTGCCGGTAGCACGCCAGCGGCTCCAGCAGAACTGCGCGTAAGCCTCAGCATCTGAGAAGCGGCCAAACGTTTCGTGGCTCTCCCAATATTTGACCGCGCAACCATTGAACCGCTCGAAACAAGACGGGGACGCACCATCAGGCCACACGCTCCAGCTGTAGGCAATCAGCCGGATTCGGTAGCCATCATCCAGGTCCCGGACAATCTCCATCTCAGCAGCCAAACCCATGTAGTCATGCTGGCTCCAGGGATGCTGATAGATCGATGTGGTGGCGCCTTCGGGGTAGCCGTACTGATTCTCGTATTGCAGCAGCAGGAAGTCGTCCGGCTGAGCGGGAGCGGGATGAATCCAAAGATCGCGTGCCATGGATGGGCGTATCGGTGATCAGCCCCAAGCATGGCAGCAGTGCCAGCCTTAAACCGCTTTGCTGTTACACATCGTCATGTGGTTGGCCAGGGTTGACCGTTGCGCTAATGTCGCAGGGTATCCCTCACCCATGGGGCACCATGCGAGCACTAGGACCGCTCCAACTGCAAATGTTGGAGTTCTGCCGGAAGTATCCCGGCCGCCACACCATCAGCCCGGATTGGCAGACTCGTCGCGTAGCGCAGTCGCTCCAGCGTCGCGGGCTGTTGCACGTCACAGACTGCGGAATGTCAACCGCTACGGGCCAGCCCGTGCTGATGGTATCCCTCGCCGCTTGTGCGTCATGACGGGGGGAGAGTGGACCACTAAGGGGCGCCAGAAAGACGCCCGAGAGGCTGAGCGCGAAGCGCTGCGACTTGAGAAGCGCCACCTGCGCGACCTGCGCTGGGCCGTGGAACGTTCCAGCATTGAGGCTACGGACTGGGCAGACCTACTGGCGCTCCAATCAGCCCACGGCAAGGAGGGCCCGCTCCAGCTGTGGCGGGAGCTGGTGCCGTACTGGCGAGACTGCCAGCGTCTTAATGGTGGCGCTGACATCCCGTCCGAACTTTTTCCACAGGCTACGGGAATTTTTTCGCGCACACCGGAGCCACCTAAGGCCCCAGAAGCCAGGACCCGTGCCAGCAAAGGTGCCCCACGCAAGACGCGATCAGATGCGGGTAAGGCGCAGCCCTCGCGCAAGGTGCCAGCATGAAACGGCTTGCCTTTCTGTGGTTGTTGGCAGCCACGCACGCTCCAGCCGATGCTAGGCAAGTTACGGCGACTGTGTATCACCCTTGGTATCACGGCCGCATGACCGCTTGCGGGCAAAAGTACCAGCACTGGGGGGTGAGTGCTGCTCACCCTTGGTTGCCGTGCGGGACTCGCCTACGGATCCAACACCAAGGGCGAGTGTTGACCGTACCAGTCACCGATAGGTGTGAGTGCAAATCTGTTGATCTTTCTGCCGGGGCTGCCTACAGGTTGGGAGTTCCAGTCGACGGGACTGCTACCGTCACCATTCATTGATGCTCCAATCCGGCTCCCACCTTGGGGGCCCTTTTTTGTGCCTTGGCTTGAGAATGATTATCAGTCCCCTTCTCAGTGAGACTCATGAGACACATCGTGCGAAACCTCAAGGGCTAAGCACCAGTGCACGGATGTATAGGTTTTGTCGCATGAACGGGTTTTTTCAGGCTGGCTCTTGAATGGCGTTTTCGAGGGCCTTTAGGCCCGAGAAATAAAGCTCCACCCTGGCCATGAATGCGTTTTCAGCCTCGTCTAGTTCGGCTCGCGTCATGTAGTGAATGTTTGGGGCGCCGCAGCGGCGTGCCAGGACGATGGCTGCTCCAGTTGGTTTGAGGCCGGTTAAGTGGGTGAGGCCCAGTGAGTAGGCGCCGCATTGGTCGATGTAGCTGTGGCCGGGCGGGAGGCGCTCCAAGCCGTCTTCGTCGAGCTTGGTTTTGCGGCCCACGCTGGTCTTCCAGTCCGCTAATACCAGCTCGTTATTTTTGAGGCCAATCAGGGCATCACAAGTTCCAGCAAAGCCGGCGGGGTGATGAATGGAAAATTCGCTGGCAAAAATTTCGGTGACGTTTTCGGTGATCCAGTCGGAAAGGCTGCGGGCGTAGCCGGAGGCGCTCCAGCCAACCCTTGGAACATTCGGGCGGACCCTGTTTAATGCCCATTGCGTGATTGGCGAGGGAATCCGAGCCAATCCACGCTCGTCCCAGCGGATTGAGTTGCGCTTGTTTGCAGTGGAACGTGCCAGCTGTTGGGCGGTCTTGAGGAGGTATTCAGCCTGTGAATGGGCCATGTTGCCGCGTGTTGCGGCAATGTTGCGCTGGCAGCTTGCTTCGACGGGTCCCAGGCGGGCTTCCCAGCGCTCCAATCCGGTTTTATCGCTTGTTTCCTTTAGGATGTGTGTAACACTACGGTAAATTTTGTTATTGATGTCCCGGTAGACCCTGAATGGGCCAGAGTTGTCTTGCTCTAGCCTCCATTTACGCAGTGATGCCAGTGTGTCTTGCGTATTGGAGGCCATGTAGATACTCTTTCCCATTAGGATTCTAAGTCATGTGTCAAGCGTTGGGTTGACGTATACGGGCTGGAACCAGCGGAGTTTGCGCTCTTTGCGCCCGGCACCTGTCAAAACGGTGTGCCAGTGCCCTTTTCTCCAGTGAGGTCTAAGGCGGATTCCTGTTTTTGCGCTAATTACTGATGTGCGTGTTTTCTTTGCCAAAAAATTTCTACCTAATACAGCGGTAGGTAGAGGAGAACGTGTTTTACTTTTAGGCCGCAGGCTAAAACCTCTGCCGGTGGTTACTGTTACATGTTCCACTAGATCTCTTTGGTAGTTATATATTAGTATGATGTTTTTAACTACGCGCCTCATTTTTGTTAACACTGCTAAAAACACATCTTTACGTAATTCCGGACCGTTATGCTGTATGTTATCAACATTAACGTCGCTAACGATAGTATCTTCGTCCCAGCCAGTATCCGTTGTTATTACAGAACCCATATTGTTTACAGCAAAGATACGTAAATGTCTTAAGTGGCCAGCTTCTTTTGCATCTTCGTATAATGTATCTTTGCGTTCTTTTGATATACGATTAAATGTAGCGCTCATTTCAATAAAAGCAAGATTTTCTACTACTAATAAAGAAGTGATGTTTAGACCCTCGTCATCGTATAAAAGACCGCAAGGTAGACAAATAAAAAACACAGGTAAAACTGTGTGCGGGCGCTCCATTGCGCTTACGTCTGTATGTAAAACTGCCTCGGCTAATGCGCGTTCTACATATACTGCAGGAGCGTCTAGTGCGCCAGCTATATCAGCAGCGTGCCCACAGTTAATAACCGCTTTTAGATCTGTAGAATCTCCCTGCTCGACGACAGATTTAAGTACTTTAGGGTCTCCTGCTGTAGCAAAAGGAAGAACAATGTTGTTCCATGGAGTAAAATCCTTAGGTGAAACGTACTTATCACTGAGTACGTTGTAGATTTTACCTTTTTTAACGTGTTGTGACCAAGAAGCGTGCATGACTGTACAAATAAAAGTAACAAAAAGCCCCCAATAAAGGGGGCAATGCTTATATCAAGCGGCCTTGAATGGGTTGCCGCCAGTGAGGAGGCGCGAAATGTCGAAGCCTTCGGATTTGGCCTCGATCCAGGCGGCGTCGATGTGCTCTTGGCTGCCCTTTTTGCGGGGAACGGGGCGCACGGTGTACTCAGTAAGCAGACCGCTGCCTTTTTTGCTGATCGTGAAGTCCCACTCCAGCAGGTTGGAGTAATCCTCCATCTGGGAGATCTGGTCGATTTCTTTGAGAATCGACTTTTGAGTGATCTGCAGGACTTGGACTTTGCCGGACTCGTAGTTGTAGACCGGGCAGGCGATGGCGAACTTCACGTCTGCTGTTCCAGGGCCGCCGCGTCCTTCGCGGGGCTCGAACTCACCCATTTCGGCAACCACGTCCTCGTAGGTGGGCTCGAAGTCAAAGCGGAAGGGCTTGTTGACGCCGTTGGCGGCGCCCCAGGCTTCGTAGAACTCCAGAGGTTCGTCAGTGAGTAGGGCGAAGCGGACGGAGCCACCATCAGGGAGTTTGCTGAGGCTGAGGTAGCCACCACCGCTGCTGCCGCCGTTGACGTTTGCTGATGCGGTTTTGCTGAGAAAAGCCATGGTTTAGGTGTTTGGTGTGGTCGGCAGAGGTGCCAACGCCTTACACAGTAACACCTGCTTGACCCCTTGGCTACCATGAAAAAACGGCCCTACAGCGGGAGCTGCGGGGCCGTGGATTCCATTCTCATGTGAGACTCTAACATGTCGCAAAGTAAGACGCAGGACTTGCTGGCTTTTGTGCGCCAGCTGCCTGTTGGGCTGGCGTATGCGCCGATTTACGCCAAGGACCAGGCGATTCAGTCCGGGAAAATCTCGAAGGGCAAGACGCCGCTAGAGCGCAGTCACCATCAGGTGATGGCACCATCGGATGTGGCGCTGCAGATCGAGCGCAAGCCGGATGTGTTCCAGGCGGTGGGCGTCTTCACAGGCGGTCGCAGCATGGGACTTGTGATTCTTGACGTGGATCGGAATCTCAGCCGTCTCAAAAAGAAATGGGGCGACTCGCTGGAGGGTGCTCCAGTCGTTACGTCGACTAAGGCGAATGCGGCGAAGTACCTCTTCCGCGTTCCTGAGGCTCTGTGGGGCTCGGTGAAGGGTTTTGGACTGTCGGATACCGGCGCTGGTTACGAGGTGCTCTGGGGCCGTCAGGGCGTCATCTACGGGGCTTATCCGGGCTCCAGTGATGGGAAGGCGCCAGAAGGGCAATACGGCTTTGAAGGCGATCTGGAGGCGATTCCTAACGCCCCTGAGTGGCTGCTGGCGGAGATGCGCGATCACGCCGGTAAGGAGATCCAGGACGGTGGCTTCATTAAGAACCGGAAGGCGCTGGACTTTTCGGATCGGGATCCAGCTGAGGTGGCTGAGATCATCCAGTCGGCGCTGATGGTGATTCCGGGGCAGGGCAATGGCAGCCGGGATCACTGGGTCAAGGTGGGGATGGCGATCCACTCGGAGCTGCCGACTGACCTTGGTTTGACGCTTTGGTCGGCGTGGTCGGCGGAAGACCCTGAATTTTCACAGGATTGGGCAGACGGCAATCCCTGTGAGGAGGTCTGGAAGTCCTTTCGTAAAGGGCCGGTCAGCCTTGGGACGCTCTTTTGGATGGCGGACCAACAGCTTCCGGGCCGTATGTGGCTTTCGGAGGATCTGCGGAAGGTTGTTGAAAGTGTTGAGGCGGATAACGTCACCCGAATTCGGCAGGTTGTAATCACCTATGCCGAGGTGATCCGCCGGGCGAAAGAGATCCAGCAGATTCAAAACCCGGCGGAAGCGGCGCACGCGATGAATGTGCTGGCGCTGGAAGCCGGTTATCGGGACGCTGGGGCGCTGGAGCGGTTGCTGATCGCTCAGATGCAGTTCGAGCAGCAGGATGACGAGATGGCGATGGACAGCTTGCTGAACAAGGACCTCAAGTTTGAGTACCTGATCCCGGATCTGCTGCCCTGCCCTGGGACCGTGATGATCCACGGCGCTGGTGGTGATGGCAAATCCATGTCCGCTTGGACCATTGCCAAACACGTTGCCCGTGGGATTCCCTTCTCCGTGCGGGGGGACCTTGTTCCAGTGGAAGCTGGGCCGGTGCTGATCCTGAATGGCGATCAGTCCGAGGTGCAGGTTCAGCAGCAGCTGCGGGACCTTGAGTTCCAGTCGTCGGATCCGGTGACGGTGGTTATGGGGTGGGACCTGAACTGGTACTACCGCTTCGTCAAGTTGATCGAGAAGCACCAGCCGAAGCTGGTGATCATTGACTCGATCACGGGTTGCAGCAGGGGGTCGGCGTTCGACGAAAACAAAAAAGAGTTTGCAAGCCCGATCTACTGGCTGGCGAACAACAACGGACGCATGTTTCCGGCTTGCACCATCCTGCTGATCCACCACGCCAACAAAACTGGTGGGTTCCGGGGCTCCACTGCCATTCGGGACGCTGTTGACGAGGTGTGGGGGCTGCGGCGGCCTACAGCTCAGCAGGTGGCTCAAACCGGCTACAACGCCCGCCTCATCACCGTCGAAAAGTCCAGGGCGGGGCGGGATGGTTCCAAGCTGCTGATGAAGCTGGAGAACGATCTGACCTTCTCCCTAGCTGACTACATGGAGGTTGATACCGAAAATGCTGGACCTGCCTCGGTGGTGGATCGGGTGCTCCAACGCGTTCGGGCTGTCTACCCGCGCTCTGTGAGCCGCTCTGACTTGGCTGCGGATCCCTTGTGCGGTGGAAGTGTCGCCGGCATCCGCAAGGCGCTCCAGCGCCTGATCTCGCGGGGTCTGATCGAGGTGGCTGAAAATCGCCCCAGTAAGGGGGGTGGTTCTCCTACTGCTTTTTACCGCGCAATTACCTCGCGTGAAAAGTCTATAAATGTGTGTCCCACTGGGGAAGAACCCAGTCAGGGACTGGAAAGTACAGTGGGACAGCCTTCTGACGTGTCCCACTGCTCGGACGCTGTTGGGGCGGAACCCGGTTCACAGTGGGACAACACCTTGCCGTGTCCCACTGCTAATCCCAGTCATACCAATGAATCTGCCCCAGTGGGACAGGTTTTGGATGTATCCCCAAAGGGGGATGAGCGAACTGCGGCTGAGCTGGAGCAGCTGATGCAGGAAGCCGCACGGCTGTGGGACTGATGGGACACTTCACCCCGCCTAACTTTTTCCTAGGGCTCATGCGGGTTGCCGCATGGGTGTTGTGGAGAGATCCCGTGAAGCCGGAACCGCCCCAGCCGAAACGCCCTAGGAAGCCGATCCTGGGGTACACCGTCGGTGACATCCCCTACAACCTGCTGGCTGTGGTCCGGGTTTCCTGGTATCGCAAAGGCGTGGCTTACGAGGTGGAGGAGTACCAGATCGAGGAGTCGGACGACGCCCCGAACCAGTTCCACTACATCGTTGGGACGGCGCTGCGCCAGGGCGCTGACGTCTGCGTGCTCACGCAGTACGAGCCAGAAGCCTTAGGTGTGCAACAATAGAAGGGTTCCCGCTCTGCTTCGGCATCGGGCTTGAGGGGTGCAGCTCGGTCGGGGCTGCATTAAACGCGACTCGCCCATAAACCTTTGTACGCCCCTCACCCCAAATCCACTGGTACGACTAGCTTTCGTACCTAACATAAAAACTTTTATGTAATGGAAAAGCACCCCATCACTCCACCGCCGGAGCTTGCTGCCAAATGGGTACACGAGATCTACGGGAATCCATCGGTCATTCCTCTTCATGACCTCACGCTTCAGGTGATCGAACACGCCGCCCAATGGGGTGCAGATCAGGAGCTGGAGGCTTGCTGCAGTATTGCGCTGGTTGATCCGGTTTGCGGGACCAAGCATCAGCGCAGCATGTTGGTGCGGCACATTCGTGAGCGCCGCCGCCCCAAGCCGCCGAGCTTGAAGGAGCAGGCGCTAGATGCCCTAGCGCATATCGCTACTGGCCCTAATCCAACGGCATTTCTTGACTGCCAAGACACCATCCGCCGCGCACTGGAGCAGCTCGATGACTGACCGCGTCCCAGATTTTGGCGAGACAGTGCTGCCGCCTGATGGTGCGGTGGAGCAGCTTGAGTCCGAGGAGCAGGAAGGCCCCAGCGACTTTGAGCTGTGCAAGGTCTATCGGGAGGCGTATTTTGCCCACCCGATCCGCCAAGGGCCGTATGCGCAGGCAGCAGGACTTCGTGCTGTGCTGGCGCGTTACGGCAAATAGGTAGCCGGTGGTGGGTCCTCACGCGGTGTCCACCTTTTTTCCCGCAGCCGGCTGCTACTGGACCGCCTAGATCCCTCAAAAAAGGTCTAGGGCCAAAAGCGTAGCCAGTCCCAGCCGCTTTCGCGGTTGTGAAGAAAAGCAACAGCCCGGCCTTGCGCTTGGGCGGCTTGTGTGCAACACTAAGGGCAAGCCCGCCAAGGCGAGCCCTCTATTACTGATTAACAATGTACGAACCATTCCAAGCCAAGATTTCCAACACCGATCTCAGTCCGTGGTACTACGCCGTGGGCTGGGCCAAGCACTCGCTCCAGTTGCAGATCACCCGTTACAAGGGGCTCGGTCTGAACACCAGCTACGAAGAGAAGCAGGTAGAAAAGCTGGTCGAGCTGGAGCAGTTCCTCAAAATGTCTTGGGACCAGTGGATGAATTCCCTGCTTCCCAGCGAAACTGCACAGGAGGTTCAATGAGCCAGGTACAAAGCATTGAGGAGCTGCGCTTTGAAGGCGACCATCTTGTGGTCGATGCCGTTGTTGACGACATGGTGGTGCGTTATGCGCAGACCGCCTTTGAGCCAGCGGAGTGGGGGCCTGCCCTGTGCCGAGGCACCCTCTACTTTTCAGATGAAGACTTGATTCCAGCGACAGATGCCGAACTCCGGGCCATGCTCACAGATCGGGTCGACGACTGGACTCCACTCGACACGTCTGATTGGGACGTCTGAAGCTCGTGACCTACGTAACCAAGACGACTATGACGACTGGGAAGTAGGTCTAGAGCCCATACCGGGGGATACGCACTGGGTCCGGGTTCGCACCTTGACCCAGCTTTATCGCCACCTGATTTACGTCTTTGCCACAAGTGACACAATCAGCTCTACTACACTGGCGCGTGCGGCGATCCACGAGATTCTCAAACTGAGACTCACGGATCTCACCCGCTTGCGCCAACAGGATCCAAACTTTTTTGCATGACTGAAACTTCAATGGTGCCCTTCTACCGTTCCTATCTGCTGGGCGGGAAGACGGTGTACCTCGATAAGTTGTCCGAGCTGTCCGACAGCGAGCTGAACATGCTCAACATCGAGACCATGGCTTCCTTAGAGGAAGCTCGCCGTGACTACGACGCAGTGGAGAACAAGCAAAGCGAGGAGGGCGGTTCTGTCTACCGTCGCCTTAAGGTGGCGGGCTATTTCCAAGCCGCCATCAAGCTAGAGCTTCAAAACTGAGGCTTCTCTACTACACTACCCACGTTCCTACTCATGAACATGTACGTTCTCTCCGAATCCCAGTTCGACCAAATCTCAAAAGCACTTGACGCAGCACGGTTTGCACTGGAGACGTCCCAGCACGTTCAGCTGGACCTGACCAAGCCCAAGCAGACCATCCCCCTGCCCGCTGGCGAAAAAATCGTTCGGGCAACGTCCGTACAAAAGGCCAAGTCTCAAAGTAAGACTCGTGTGTCTAGCCGCAAGGGCAAGCGTGGTCATGCGGTGTTGACTGAAGGCAAGGTGATTGAGATCAAGCGCCAGTTGGCTGCGGGTGGGAAGTCTGTTGCGGCGATTGCCCGTGAGTTTGGCGTCCACATCACCACGATCAACTGCATCAAGTGGAATAAGACGTGGAAACACGTCCAGATTCAGCAGCCCACTCCGGTTGTGGTGGCTGACTGATGATCCACTGTGATCATGAGATCCACAACCTGGCGCGGCGGGGCTTGGTCTCGCCGTTTCTTCAAGAGTTGGTGAATCCGGCCAGTCTTGATGTGAGACTCGGTGAGAATCTGCTGGTGGAGCTACCGACCACCACCAGCTTGGTGCCCTACTCCATTGCTGGGCACACGAAGGAAAAGCCGTTCATGCTCCAGCCCCACGAATTTGTGCTGGCCGAGACCATGGAGGAGTTTGATTTCCCGGATTGTGTCGCTGGGCAGCTGGCGCTTAAGTCGAGTCGTGCCAGGGAAGGGATCGAGCATCTGCTTGCCGGGTACATTGACCCCGGATACAAAGGGCGCTTGACGCTGGAACTGCAAAACGCTAGGTCCATGCACGCTGTCCCGTTGTGGCCGGGTATGCGCATCGCGCAGATTGTGTTCCACAAGATGTCGATGTTGCCCGGCAAAAGTTACTCCGTGACTGGTCGTTATCAAGGCGACACTGCTGTTCAGGCTTCTAAAGGATGAGTAATTCAGTGGACCATCCCTCGCATTACACGGCGGGGAAGACTGAGGTAATTGAGGTGTTGGAGGATTGGGTGCAACATGCGCCTGATGCTCGCACTGGTTCGCTCCAGTGGCAGTGCCTTAAATACCTCAGTCGGATGTGGCTGAAAAAAGATCCGCTGGAAGATGCGATGAAATGTCGCTGGTATCTGAACCGCTTGATTAACACTCTCGCTACTGAGCCTTACAAAAATGACTGACAATCAGATGATGGCTTTGCTAGGCGCCAACATGTCCTGGCAGATTCGTCTTGCTTACGCTGCTATCGGCTTGTTAGCGCTTTTCTTTCCTGGGTACGTTGCTGTTGCTTTTTTGAAGGCTACAAGCGACGCGCTCCAGCGGCTTTCGTTTGAAGAGCGTTGTGCGTTGGCCAATGTGCTTCGGTTGGATTGATGCGGCACTGGTGGCGGATTGTCGCCAAGGCGTTGGGTGAGAAGGCGCACCAGCACGACCGGATTGCTGATCAGGTTGCGTTGGTGCGTTTTTGCATCTTGCTGGCTTACATGACTACAAACATTTTCATTTGCGCAGGAGTTATTCGGCACTGGAATGGCTAACTATTGCACTCACAGTTTTCGCAGAATCATCAACACGTACAACTGGAGAAATGGGTCGACGATCCGCTCATACCGCTTCCGCTGTAAGTGTTGCGGCTACAGATGGAACGTCTACTACGACAAGAAACTCAAGCGGGAAGTTGTCCCAACGCGCAGATCGGACAACAAGCCGCTAGAGACAAGGAAGCTGACGCCTGAGGAGGTAAAGCTGATTCTTACCGATAAGCGTGACAACGTGAAGCTGGCGCGGCTACTAGGTGTTGTGCCCCAGTCCGTTAGTCAGATCAGGACAGGGCGGGCGTACAAGGATTTGTGGCCTGAACTTCCACGGCGGGCTGCACAAGTTAAAAGTTCTGGTGTTACGCCGATTATCCGCAGTACAAAAATTACATGTCGGGATTGTGCGCACTGGTGGCAAAAGCGGTGCAGCTTGGATGTTCCAGAAGCGGGTGGAACTTTTGCCATCGAATGTTCCTTCTATCAAGTTGATGAGTAATGGCAATCACGATCAACAGCAGAGCGTGCCAGGGCTGCGGTACACAGACGACAAACCCGGTGCTGTGCATGAAGTGTTATCGAACCAGTCCCGCCGGGCGGGAGGAGGAGCGGATGGAACGGCTGCGACGTGGGTACAAACCCCAGCCTGATGGCGGTCCATGCAAGAACTGCATTCACTGGAAGGCGCGGTGCTTGCTTG